TAAATCACTATTATTTACGTTTTTGACCCATTTATGTTCTATAAGTTTATCTTTTAATTCAGTCCAACATATTTGTTTAGCTTGTCTATATGTTGGGGCTACATACCAAACTTTTTGATTTGATTTACTAGCAAATTTAGCCAATTCATTAATAGCAAGATAGGTTTTACCAAATCTTCTGCCTGTAATAAGTACTCTAAACCTTGATTTATTGCCTATAACTTCTGATTGTGGTTTTGTTAATGGCATTAACTAGTCCAAGGCAACGGTTCTTCTGTTTGTGATTCCTCAACCCTATCTTGTTGCCCTAACATATTCTTTCCTAAAAATATAAGCATACTAACATTACCATTCTCGCAAGCTCTCCATTGAAGCTGTCTTAATCTCATTTTTTGCTCCGCTCTCCCTTTTGTCAAAAATTCCGAATAACTTTTTTCAAGTAAATCTGGTGAGCAACCGAAAAAATCAGCCATTTCTATGTTTGTGCAACCTAATTTTGCTAATGTTGTAAGTTGTTTTGTGTCAATTTCATACTTTTTTGGTCTAGCCATAATCCTCTTTTTCCCTTTGAGTAAAAGTTGTCAGCAATAATATTATAATTTTTTTTTATATCTTCGTGTTTATTATTAGTTAAAATTACATAATCATCTTTTAAAAACTTTTTAATATTTTCAATTTTAGTAATCCTGCTTTTAATAAACTTTTCAGACTGATTGTCCTTTCTATCTATATGTCTTTTTTTTGTATTATTACTTAAAATTATGTAAACCTGTAAAGACATTTTAGTTTTAACTTTGCTTAATGTTTTAATATTGAATAATCTATCACCCTCAAAAAGTATGTTATAAGGCGGTTTGTCCTTGTCTATAAATTCTTCAAAATCGGGTTGAACTGCCATAGACAATTTATCTGTTCCTGCAAATAATTCGTTTTTTTCATACTTGCCCAATATTATTAGGTTTAATAGCTCATTGTAATGTCCATATAGCTTTTTAAACTTAAATAACTTCCAATTATCGAAATTACAAAAGAATTGTTTAATTATAGTTGTTTTGCCAACGGCGGGTATGCCTCCTAAAGCTACTAAATGGGGCATTTTTCTCTTTCTATATTACCTGTTTCCAAAAAATGACTAAATAATTCTTTTTGTATATCTTCGGATATCGATAAATTTTTATTTAACAATTCTTCTCTAGCGTCCCAAAATACTTGCCAATCTATACCGTGCCAATTATCTTTTTCTACTTTTTTTATTTCTTCGGCTTGCCTGTCTAAATAATAGCCCAAATATCTTCCATTTTTTTCTCTAAAAATTTTTTTATAACTACATAAAGCGGTTTCTAAATAATAGTAATCTGTTTTGATTTCGCCTTGGGATATGTATTCTATTTTATCTTGTATGTAGTCCGCATTTTCATTCAAATAAGCAAGTGAATCTTTGTTTAATTTTTTATCTATCCATTCGTCTTTACCTAATGCCAAACATAGTCCGTTTCTATGTGACCTGCTACCGCTATAATCCTCTAATTTTAAATTATTTGGCTCTAAATCTACGTTTACACATTGCTTTAAAGTTTGCATATAAAACCACGTAGAATATCTGCCAAATTTATAAAGATTTTGTATTATTGATTCATATAGATAATTAAAACTTTTTTTCTTTTTATAAATGTTAAATTTATCTCTTTGTGTTCCACTAGGATTATTGTGTTCTATCCAATTTTTGTAACTTTTGAATTGTTGTGGTAAATAGCCTTTATTATATTTTGTATCAGTTTGATATCTTAACCTTGTATAATTTTTATCATTCCATTCTTGCAATCTTTCATAATTTACTAATTCATAATCAGGAAATTCATTCCAAATTATCCAAGCTGTTGGCAAATAATAGGTTGTTCCATAAATCCAAGCTATCCAATATTTTTGCTCTAGGTTTAGCTCAAATCTATCAAACAAATAATTTAACATCCAGATAGGCGGGTCACAATCTTTATATTTTAAAGACCAATAATACCATTTAAAAAAACCTCGTTGTCTGTTTTCTATTTGCCTATAATCCATCATTGCAAATCTTCTTTTGAATTTCTAATTTTATATTTTGTTAATTGATTTTTATAAATCGTATAATTATAACAACTTAAACATTTATTAATGTTTTCAATACCACTTCTTTCTAAGATATTTTTTGTAGAAGCTATGTAAAACGTGTCTTTTGATTCTGAGTAATACAAAGGTCTTTTTTCGTTTCTAAAAAAATTAATTTGTTCCTTATTTTTATCTAATATTATGGCTGAAATAGACGCTTCCTCATATTCTTTTATAGGGTGCTTTTCCTCTATATAACTTTTTAAAATAAACTCTGAATCATTTTCGGTTTGAAAATTATAATTATATTTACCCCAATTTTTACTATTTTCTTGTGTAATAACGCCGTTATGAACAACGCTTATATTCATATAGCTTATTGGTTGATTATATTCTAATGATGAAGTGCTGTATCTTGTATGACCTATTAAACATTTAGTATTTATGTTCTCTAATTCTATTTTTTCAGCGTTTTCTGGAATAATTACAGTTTTAATAATATCATTTTCTACATAAGACAAACCTGTAGCGTGTTGCCCTCTTATTTTAGATTGAATTAATAATTTTTTAATTTCGTTTTTATCTAAAATATTTTTTGATATTATACCAATTACACCGCACATTATCTCAATATTTTTTCTTTTATTTTATCGGCTTTTTCTATTTCTTCGGGTAAAGCTATTTTTTTTGTGCCAGTTTTAGCTCTGTTTAATTCATATTCTTTATTTCCACAATAAATCATTTTTTCTCTATAATAACAAACAATAGATATTCTTTCAAAATAACTTATTTTCTCAGGCTCTGTATTTCCGTGAACTTCATGAACGTCAAACAAAGCAACATCACCGTGTTGTATATCTAGCCCAACTCCATATCTAGGCAAAACTGTTTGAAAACCGTTGTATTTACCCCTTGAAATTACTCCTAAATTTCCAAATCCCTCTTTTAAATCGCCTTTATCTTTATGACCCGCTGTCCTAAAATTTTTATTAACTGTAACCGTTGTAAAAGCTGTATCTTTAATAATAAAATCTTCTGAAGAAGCATCTGCCATAGCTTTTTGAATTTTATATTTATGAGGGGCGTATTGTTTAAAAACTTCGTTTATACATTTTATATAAGGAACACATAAATTGTATTCGTTAAAATAATTTTGCGAAAAAGCTGTTGTTCTACAATATGGAATTCTTGGATATCTGTCCATGTAACCGATTACAGAACTATCAACTTTCATAGCGTAACTTGTTTTTGATAATTTGCCGTCTTTTAATAAAGGTTTGTATTGATTGCCTTTAATTTCTCCAATAGTTAAATATCCGATTTGGTCACCGACTTTGTATAATTTCGATAATTCACCAGAAGCACTACCCCTGTTAAATGTAGGGCTAATTGCTTTTCTAAAAGGTATTCTTGCGTTTTCTAAAGTTTTTTCTGGAACTATTTTTTTCTTCAAAATACACAATAAATCCCCTTTTTCATTAAACACCTCTGTATCTTCAGTTATATGATGTTTAATCATACTTTTATTTAAATAAGTGCCTATAAGGGCATCTGCTTCTTCTTCTCCCATTATTGGTTGTAATTTTAATGTCTTCATAACTTAATCTTTTTGTCTTTTTTCTTCATTTAAAACACAATACATAACTGCGTCTGATATATTATTTATATTATTGTTATCTTTAACCATATCAATTATTTCTCTAAATCTTTTTTCGTCTTCAGGTTCGTAAAATAATTGTATCATTTTTACATCATTAGTTAAATGACTTTCATTTTCCATAACGTCTATTGGGTCGGTAATTTCTATTTCTTCTTTGGCAAATAAACTGTCTAATTCTTCTGTCGTAAAGCCTGTTAAATTTAGGTCTATATCATAATCCAATAGTTCGTTTAATTCACTTTGTAAGAGCATATTATCCCAACCGCTGTCCTCATTAACCCTATTATCTGCTATTCTGTAGGCTTTAGCCTTTGCATTGCTTAAATCAGCAATAACTATGGGAACTTTTTTTAAGCCTAATTTTTTAGCCCCCAATAACCTAGTGTGACCGACTATAAGAACCATGTTTTTATCAACTACTATAGGCTGTTGAAATCCGTATTCTTTTATTGAACTTGCCACTTTATCAACGGCTTGATTTTTTCTAGGGTTATTGTGATAAGGTATTAATTTATCAATTTCTATTTCTTGGATATTCATAATAACCTCTTATCTGTAACTTTTATGTTTTGATGTTAAGCCAGATGGAAATGGTCGGTGGTCTCCATTTCGGTTTTTAGCCATTGTGTAATAATCTGTATAACAAGCGTAATTAACTTTTCCAAGCCTATCTAGTTCAGCCAATTCTGGCGATATGTCCTCAAATCTACACCCATCATCTTCATATTCTCTGTTCTTAAGTTCTTCATGTATTTCTTTTAAATCGATATAATTTTCATTTATTCTGTTATATCTCATTTTGCCCTCGCTTGTTTTAACATTAAAAAACATTCTTTCCTGTTAAAATTATACCTATTTATCAGATACTTATGCAACTTTTTAATATTTGTTTTTGCCCTTATACAAAGCAAATAACCGTAATAAAACCTTTTTATATCTCTTTGTAAATAAGCATCGCCAATACATTGGAAAATGCTCGTATTCCCCTTAATTAAGCTCATTGTTGTCATTTTTAAAATCCCTCATTGTAATTTTTAATATTTCTCTTAATACCACCAAGTCATATATTGCGTCATTTATACATCTTAATTTTTCTTCATCATGTAAATAATCATAGGTTTCCAATGTCTCCAATATTCCTTCATCTTCTTCTTGAAAAAAATATATAGACATAACTTGCATTTTAAGCCTTAAAATCTAAATATTGTTTGGCTTGGTCTTTTGTAAAATGACCCTCACTAATAGCTCTTTCAACATCACTTGGATATCTCTGAGCATAACCTTTAATAAACTGAGTACCATTCTTTGCTTCTATAGCGTCTTTAAACAAATTAATCCTATTAACATAAGGGTCAGCGGGGCTATTATCTTTTTTCCTAACGGGCTGTTCGTCTAAATACTTTTTAGCCGATAACCAGAAAGCAGGCTGTTTAGCAAATTGCTTATCCTCTATAGAATTATAATAGTTTTTGTACATATCTGCTAGTTTTTCTGGTTGTTCTAGCCATTCTTTTTCAATTTTTAAAAAGTTCTTTTCAGCAATCCCTTTACTTACTTTATTGGGTATTTTATCCCAAAATTTATTAAAATAAACATTATTACTTAATTTGGTTTTAATAGGGGTAGGGGTAGGGGTAGGGGTAGGGGCGTTTCTGCTAGGATACACTTTAGGTTCTGCATTAGGTTGTTCTTTAGGTTTTTTTGGTCTACCACCTAGCTTACCATTTTCCCTAGAGGCATTTTGCCTCCTAGTAATATATAAATATTCCTGTAGCTGTCTTTCGTTTTGAAAATGTTCTCCAATTTGTATAAAAAATTGTTCTAAAATTTTATGACAGCTTGCTTTTTCACTTTCTGTAATACAACTAGCTATCCTATAGTATGTCATATTATCGCAAGGTATACCTTTGCATCTTTTATTCCAGTTATAACAAAGTAACCTAATATAAATTCCTATTTCTTCGTTTGTTAAATGCTGTGTTCCTGCAACAAAGTCCTCAGTAAATAAATACCAAGCTCTTAATTTTTCTTTTGGTTTTGAATTTTCTTCTATAAACATAATTATCTCCAATCTAATTATTTTGTTAATCTAATATAGGTCATTCTTAAAGTAAACCTAAACATTTAATTTGGTTAAAAACCCCAAACTTGTTTTCTAGCATTTAAAACAGTTTCTTCTTTCCATATCCAATTATCTGGATTAGGAATTAGAGCCATTTTAACATCATCTTTTGAATTAACATTTTTTAAAAAATTACCCATGACTTTCACAATATGTTTACAAATATTTAAGTGATGGTCATATGTAGATAACTCTAGCTGTGTAAATTCAGCAGGTTTTGTTTTAGTAGGTGTTTTTAAATACCATAACATTTGTCTTGCATTAGTGGCTCTATTATAGATGGCTTGTTGCATTGCATGACTCGTGCTTATTTGCGAGGGATTGGTCTTAGAAGTTTTTAAGTCAATAAAAAAGTCTTCTTTGGTGTTTTTATCTTCAAAATGAAAATCAGTAAACCCAATAAAAGGAATATCTTCAATAAATACCTCAACTTTCTTTTGGTAGCCTAATAAATTCCATTGAAAGGCACGTTCCTTAAACTCATTCGCACCAAGTTCTAATAATGGAATTAAGTTATGCCTTTCATCATCTATTTTAGGGTCATTTAACCTAGAGCAATTATCATCAAACTCAGCTATCATTTTTTCACTAGCTTCATCAAAAGATATACCATTTAAAATCATATTTAAGCCAGATTCAACAGCACTACCTCTATTAGCAGAAGCACTACTAGGGAATTCATAACCAAATATTCTTCTTAATGCCCACCTATCTCTATAAAATGCAAATTCATTAAGATGACTAAAAGATAACGGCAGTAGACTCATACTGCCATCATCAAATTTTTTAAAATGTTCAATCATATCTTATTAACCCAATCGTTTAAATGGTCACGATTTTTTTTAACCTGTGCCTTTAAATCCATTAATTGGTCGTGAACATTGCTAGTCCTACCAAATACAATTAAATATTCGTTAATTGCCGATATAAGTTTGCTCATTATTTGAATGTCGCTCATATGTTTTCCAATTATTTGTTCTTTAATGTAATCGGATTTCTGAGCCTCAATCTCAAGTTCTTCTTCACTTAATATTTTGTCAGACATTATTTACTCCCTTTAATAAGGGTGTATTCAGCATATCTTTTGCCATTTTTGCCAACGTGCATAATAGCCAATATGTCATATCCATATCTTCTTAAATTATAGATAATCGCACTAAGTCTAGTACATCTAAACTTGTGGATAGCTTCCCATGAGGTAAGTTTGTTGCCTTGTTTTAGGTAGTGTAGTATTTGTTCTGTCTGGTTCATAACAATTCCTTTCTATAAATGTTTTGCCAGTTCTCTTTCATTAACAACCTTTGTCCTGAGGTCATCTCTGAAAGCCTTAAAGGACTCAAATCTTATCTTAGACCTGTTCCTTTCTTTAAGGGTTCTTTGGTATCTGTTCAAATAATCCTTAAATTTCGCATCTGAGTAAATTAAACCGTTTAACTCAGTAATATTTTTATAATTTTTATCTTTAGAAAAGTAAATGGTTAATTCCGCTATAATCATTTTTTCTTCTTTTTTCATTAATTCAACAGCAGTATCCAAATCAGCAAATCTCATTCCTAGTTCTTCTTGTTGATATGATAATTTGCTAGGGTCAAATTCAACTGTATAAATGTCACTCATTATATAAATTATTCCATTCTTTATCTGATATTTTCTTTAAAAGTTTAGCTTTCCATTCCTCATTTATAGATTTGTCAGAATGTGCTTTATTATGACAATCCCTACAAACTGGGAATAAATTATCAATCCTATTTAATCGGTTGTTTTTAACCCCACCCATGCCTTTAGGTATCAAGTGGTGTATATCTACTGCTTGCTGTCTATAACAACCCCAACAAGTGGGAATATCGCTTTCACAATACCCCCAAAAGTCAGCAAATAGTTTTTTATAATTTTTTAAGGTTTTCATTAAAAGCACTTACAGCATTTCTTGTAAGCTCTCCAATGTCATGAACTGAGAAATGTCCAGAACCCATAGAGCGTCCAACAACTCCAGTTACAAATATATCAAGCCGTTGGGTGTCGTTTTTATTTAACCCATTAGACGTAGGAACAACATTATTTACGACATTTTGTAAAGGTTCTGGTGTTTTAACTCCATCATCACCTTTATTAACTATTTCAACATCTTTAATATTACTGTATGGATTGCCCTTTTCAGACGTTTTAGTGTTAATTATGGTATACTTAATAACATCGCCACGACTAGGTACTGGATACAAAGGAACTCCCCTAGCATATAACATTTTCCCGTCAACTAATTGTATAGAATAATTTGGGATACCATCTTTAGTATTATCATAAATTTTCTCTATTTTATTCATTTTTAACTCCAATTTTATTATTTATTTAATACGTTATAACCACGACCCTCTAAGCAATTATTAATTAAATCTTGCCTAGTTTGTGCTTTAGGACTTAGCCATAACACTTTGAATCTTAACAAATTATATACTATTTTTCCATGCTCTAATAAAAAATTTGTTTCATCTTTTACTAGGTCACGACAAGTAAATAAATCGTCATGATATCTGTTCATATCGCCTTTGATATTTGCAGATGATTTACCCCTGCTATCTACAATAGGTGTACTAGAACAGCTTGAAAGCAACACTAAACCACCTAATAGCAAGAAAACTATTGTAATTTTTATCTTAAAATAAGATTTTCGGTTATACTTACTGGCTTCCAAAATATGAAGCCTAACATATTTATTCATTATCCGCTCCAATTTTATCTATGCCATATTCTTGAATAATTTTTCTAATTTCCAAACCTTTTTCAAAACCTCGCTTATAATAAGCAGAAAATTTATTATCTGGGTTTTTCTTTTGGTTAAGAATGGCATCAGTAATGCCATCCTCGTAAAATGTTAAATAAGTTTCTCTTTTCCTTTCTAAAGGATTAATCATTAATTTGCTCCCCTTAAAATGCTATTAATAAAAAGTAAGCAAATCCAAATAAACTAATTAGAAATGCTGTTTCTAAAATATACTGACCATAGTTTTTAATAAATTTAATCATTATATACTTCCTAATATTATTGAATGTGAATGTCCGTTTTCAAACGCTTCTGCTGTTCTATCAATAGATACATTTTTCATTTTTAAAGCTATAGATGGCTTTTCATAATAAATATCCATTGTTCCGTCTGCCCATTCATATGCTTCATCTTCAGCTTTTTCTAATACTAATGGAACTGCTTTAACAACCTCACCAATGCTTCTATATTGAACGCCGTCACAGTCACAACCCTCTGTTATTGGTACAACATAACCGTTTTCCGCCTTACTATAAATGTAAGAAAATTTTTTAGCTTTTTCTGCTAATTTATCTTTAATATCTTTTGTATAAAAGAATTTAAAAAATGTTTTAGCTTGCTTTTTAGTAATGTAACCTTTTTCAAACGCTTCTTTTATTGGATTATTATTATTCATTAGTTCATACCCCCATAAATTTTGTTAAATAGTTTTTTAAAATGATTTTTTACTGACAACTCTAATTCTTCCCAATAATCAAAAAGAATAAAAGTTTCATCTTTAATTTTATTATGTAAAACAAGTTCACAGCCCTCATACTCTTCATCTGAATTGATGTTAATATATTGAGTAGCTTGTTCTAGGGTTTCAAATTTTTCAATAAAGTTTATTAAATCTATTTCTTCACGATAAGCGTATAATTTAAAATTTTTCATTTTATTCTCCGTTAGTTGTTTATTATTACGAAAATAAAAGAGTGCCGTTAAGCACTCTGAGGAAATTCTATTCTTTTCCAAGTTTCGTTCATTTCAATACAGCTATTCACATAAAAGTCATCTGCCTTAACTTGTTTGGTGATAACCGCTAAATAATTTGCTTTACATTGCTCAATGTGCTGTTGGAAATTTAAACATCTACTATTTAAATCAACTCTTGCTTCATAAGTGCTTCCATCTTTAAAAATAACAGTAATTTTAGTCTTTAGATATCCACCTGTAGTATGGTTAGCACCAACTGTCTCAGCTATTCTTTCAAATTGCTCAAAGCTGTAAACTGTTTCATCTTCAAAAGCAGGGCTTTCGCTCCAAGTTACATATACAAATTTTGGTTTTAAATTATTCATTTTGAACTCCAATTATTATTATTAAATTATCTTGTAACCTAACATATAATCTAGGTTTTCAAAAGTAAAGCGTTAATTTAATTTTTTTTTATTTTTTTTTTATTACATTTATGTTAAATATGATTTGATTCTCCCGTTATGAATCTCTACAAAGTAATTTACTATGAACTCCAATTTTATAGTAATACATAGGGGGTAAAATGTGCGGTACAAATTGCCCCCTATGACCAAAGAATCAGATATACAAATAGCCTGTAATGAATATCTTAATTATTTATCTAATAAATATAATTTTAGACATTTTCACGTACCTAATGAGGGCAAAAGGTCTGTTCAATATCACGCTAAAATGAAAAAGATGGGTTTAAAATCTGGTTGTCCAGATATTATTGTGGAATATCCTGTTGGAAGAATTTTATATATTGAATTAAAAGCCCCAAAAGGCAGGCTCTCTGATACTCAAAAGTTGTGGGCTGTACAATCAGAAATTTTAGGGACACCGCACTTCATTGTTAAGGGGGGGGTTAACGAATGTCTTGACATTGTTGGAGGCATTATAAAGCAAAACATTCCTATGCGTTAAATTGTATCCCCTTTTTCTTTAATATACGCTGTACAGCCCTTAAATCGCCCTTATTGGGCATTTTATAACGTCTTCTACCTTTTCTTTTCTTCATAGGTCTTTTGTCTATGAGTTCCGATAAAGTTGTTGTGGTAGTAAAACCCTCCATTACTTCTTTTTCTTCATTTTTTTCTTTTTTGGCGGTCTACCTACTTTTGAACCGTAAGTTCCTTTTCCTTTAGGCATTTTATTCTCCTATGGTTGTTAATACATAAATAATATCACAAATATTATTAGATGCTATTTTTTTTGTTTTTTCTTATAGCTTTTTTCCAAAAATAATTAGCAATGTCATTAAAAATGTCGTGTAGCTTCATATAAAAATTACTCATTTGATTTACTCGTGTTTTAAATTATTTTTTTCGTTTTTCTCACGAGTATGGCATTTACAGTTACATTCTTCTTTGTCACACTCGTAAGCCTTGCAAGTTTCGCATATCATTTTGTCAATCCTTTTTGCTTTTCATATGTCCTAAGTCCACCTAAGCCAAGCATACCCATTAAAACAGTCATTAAACTTCCCATATCAAAGGTTGGTAGCTCTGGGAGTGCTACACCTATATAGGCTGTTAAAAAGATAACTATAGGCTGTAAAACAAAGTGCCAACATAAAGCAATACCACAAGTCCACCCAATAAATGGTCTCCAACCTGCTACAAATATAGATTTATGCTGTGCTTCTGCTTTATTTATTTCCAATTGTCCTTTAGCAAGCTCTTGAGCGTGTTTTTCAGACATGGTTGCTATGTCATGAGCCAATTTTGCTTTTTGGTCTTTATCTTCTATAAACTTATCTAATAATCCAGTTACTGGTCCAATTAAAGCAGTTAACATTAGTATACCCTCACATTATCTTTTACTTCTGGAATTAATTTGCACATACATTGGTATATCTGTTCTTCGTTATTTCTTTCTATTACTTGATTATGCAATCTATCTTTATATAAAATACAATCATTTATATTTTTAAAATAAATAAATCCCTCCGTTTTAGCACCCAAAAAACAAATTAGCATAAAAGCTGTCACTTTCGTGACATCCATGCTGTAGTACCCATATATGCCCCAACAATACCTGCTCCAGACAGATAGAAAAGATTTGATATATCAGATAATGCTTTTACTCTTTCTAAATCTATAAAAAACATAGCAACCGTAAATAAACCCATTGCAAATAATGTATATCTAGCCATTCTTAATTGTGCTAAATGCTTTCTTAATTCGTCTTCAGTTTTTTTAATTTCTCTAACGTGTGCAAGTTCTTCATCGGTTACAATGCCATCGCCATCTTGGTCATATTCTTCATATTTACTATTTTTTTGAAATTTTTTCATATGCTTGTTTAATTTCCTCTATTGTTCTATTACAACCAATACAAGTTTTATTTTTATCTAACTTACAAACACCTATACACTTCATTATGTGGCAAGTCCTAAAGCATACTGCTTGCCATCAAAAGTTAATATTTCTTTTCTATTGCCTTCTTTTTTATAGGATACATGAACCCAACCAGATTTTGGTTCGCCTATTTTGTAATATTCTAAAATAAGCTGATCAAATTCTAGGTTTACTGCTATCCAATGTGCAAGTACTGAATTATCTAATGTAGGAACTTCAATATCTACTGCTTCACCTTTACGATGCTGTGATTTATCAGATGAACCTATTGCTTTATTTAGTTCTGAGCTTCTGTATCCACTATTAGGTGTAAAAGGCACACCAAATTTTTCTCTTATTGGCTGTAATATATTTTCAGCAACATATTTAAGATTTTCTATTATTTCATCTTCTTCTGGAATATTATTAATA